GCTATGCGAGCCAGCCGAGCGGTGGCTTTGACAAAGGGCAACGCGGCGGCGGCCCATTAGAGGGCGGCGGCTTTCGTTCCAACAAGCCGATGAACACTGCGGTTGGCGGTCTAAAGCCCAAAGACTTATGCGGTATACCGTGGCGGGTGGCTTTTGCGTTGCAAGCTGATGGTTGGTATTTGCGCCAGGACATCATCTGGTCAAAGCCCAATCCGATGCCGGAGAGCGTGCGGGATAGGTGCACTAAGGCGCATGAATATATCTTCTTGTTGAGCAAGAATGAGCGCTATTTCTACGATGCCGATGCTATTAGAGAAGAAGAATTAGATGTTGGGCGCTCTAGTAGAGAAATTAAACGGCAACGGAGAAGAAGGGAAGAAACCGAGCCATTTAGGAAGGGAAATCTTGTCAATGATAGTATTGGGACATGGGTTGGAGATGGCAATTATTTAGGTGGTCGCAACAAGCGCAGCGTTTGGGAAGTAGCGACGGCGCCGTTCTCGGAGGCGCATTTCGCCACGTTTCCGCCGGCGTTGATTGAACCTTGCATCCTGGCTGGGTGCAGGAAGGGCGATGTGGTGCTTGATCCGTTCGGCGGTGCTGGCACAACAGGACTTGTCGCAGATCGGCTCGGCCGCGATGCGATCCTGATTGAGTTAAACGCCGATTATGCCGATATGGCGCGGCGCCGCATTGCCGACGATGCCGGCATGTTTGCCGAGGTTGCGTCATAATCACGTCAAGCAATCAGCAATGGCAAAATAAACGCTATTCACAGCAATAATCGCAGTGTGCGTTGCTAACCCCATAATCACAAATCAATCATCACTTCACCGTGCTGCCTCGCTGCACGGTACTTGGTGGAATGCAATGCTCTGCTAGCCCTCCCTCCAGCGGTGCGTTGCCAGCGAGCTCGTTTCAAGCAACGCTGCCAGCCATGCCAAACGAGCTCGCTTTCGCCGATAAAACATCACTAGCACGCAATTCCACGCCGCCATTGCGCATCACTAAGCGTGTCAAAGACGCAATCAATGCAATGGTGAGCAAGAAACAACGCTGGGATGATGCTGCGCGTGAAGTCGGTTTAACCACACGCGCTATGCGCTTAGCGTTGGAAAAACCCCACGTTATCGCTTATCTGCGCAAGCAGTTGGATGTGTCTCGTGGTGCCCGGCAAGTCGAGAACTTCCATCGATTGTGCGAAATCGCTGATGCAGAAAACAATATGCCAGCAGTTCAAGCAATTCGTGCGCTCGAGCAGATTTCAGACGAGCAAACAAACACCAAACAAACAACTTCACCAGGCGTAACGATACGCATCGTTAACGTCGCTGCAACACAACCGCAACACGAACAAGCAAACAAACTTACTAATGCAACGACTAATGTGCAGATTGATCAATGAAATCAATACAAACTACGTGTCAAACAAACACATGAGCAGTCAACGATGACGCGATGGCTCAGCACATCACGACCATCCTTCGAACTCGGCCGCAGCGGGCAGTGGGGGGGAAAAACTGAAGTTTTCGCGCGGCTCCTAATCCCCGCGCACACACTGGGGCTGTGATTTGTTTGGGTGTGAAAAATATTTGGGGCTGGATATTTTGGTGAGAGGTGACTGACATGGCTACGCGGTTATCGGTAACGATCAACACTGGCAACAACAAGAACGATGGTGAGACCAAGCGCAGCGAGTGTCAGCAATGTGTGGATGTGTTGATACGGATTGCTTACATGTTACAGAACACGCAGGCGAGTGGGACGGTGACGGATAGGAATGGTTTGGCGCATAGTTACACTTACACGGCGACGGCGACGCAATGAGGTGATGTGATGGCTGAGAACATGCGAGGGTTTCATCATCCGCGGCAGCATAATTTTCCTGATGAGCACATGCGGGATCAGGGTGCGATGATGCCGGAGGGCAAGGGTCGGGCGGGGATGAAGGAGCCGACCAATCATGCGGGTCACACGCATGAGATGGCGAGAAGGCATGAGCATGATGCGCGGGTAGAGGGGCATCGTGCGGTTCATGCTGGCAAGGGTCAGCAGGATCACCAGAAGATTTTGCATGAGACGCACAAGCTGCATCAGGGGCCGTTTACGTCGCACGGCAACAAGCATGGTGAGGCGCATCATGTGCGGGAGGGCGAGGGCGAGTGAGCACTGAGGTTAGCCAGGGCCGATTTTATGTTGAGCGGGATTTGAGTGGGCGGGTGCGGATTGAGTGTCCGCCGATAGTTTTGGTTCCGCCTGATGTGGCGGTAGCGATGGCGCGGGCGATATTGGAAATGGCGGGGGTAGAGGTGGTATTTGCCGATCCTGGGCAGACGGTGATCAGGGGCCAGGCGCTTAGAGGCAATGGTAACGGAAAGATAATCCGATGAGCGATCGGGAACTGCTGTGGGAACTGTTTTTGATGGTCAAGGATGTAGTGAACCGGACTGGCGAGGGCGGTCCGACTGCGGACGGCATTGCGCGGCAGCAGGCATGGGCGGCGAAGTTTCACGAGGCTGCGGTTGAGAATGATCGCCACCAGCCGGTTGATGTGGCGGACCATGACGAGGACGAGGAGCCGGCCGAGGATCCGCACGAGCATGGGGTGCCGACGAGGCGGCGCAAGCGACGTTAATGAGCCAGATCCGCGACATTCCCGATTATTTTCTGGAGCGCTATGCCGACGAGTTTGCCGCCTGGGCGGCGCAGATACCGACCGGGGAGTTCAAGCCGACGCGATTGTTTGTGTTTCGCGAGGGCGATGTTGCGGAGTTCTCGCCGGATCCCGAGCAGGGCAAGCAGTTGCTTGGCGCCTGGCTGCTGGCACGGATCTCGAGGAAAGGCATTGAGATTGAGCCGCTGACGGAGCGCGACCGGGCGGCGATCTTGAAGCATTGCGAGCGCATGAAAGCGGCGCGGATCCCTGCAACTGCGCATTTGCGTGAGCCGGAGCGGCCGGGCATTCCGGTCATTCCGTTTGCCAAAAAAGAAAAGAAAGGCAACGGTCATGCCGTTAACGGCTAAGGGCGAGAAAATCCGTAAAGCGATGCACTCGCAATACGGATCGAAGAAGGGCGAGAGCGTGTTTTATGCGTCGATTAACAAGGGCACCATTAAGGGCGCCGAGAAGTCCGGCGAGCGGCCGAACCCGTCGACCCATACGCCATTGAATTTCGGCGGCCATCCCAAGCATTCGGTCGCGCATCACATCAAGTCGGCGCGCGATCCTGGGGGCAAGAAAGCACCGGGGCGCGATCGTTCCTAAGTGACCTTCGACGATTTTCTGATTATTGTTACCATTGTGGTGATCGTGGCGATCCTCTGCCTGATCAGCCTGACCTGGTATATTGACCCCTAATGCCCACCGAATTTGATTTTGTCGCCGGGACTGAGGTTGCGAAGTTCATCGCCTCGAACAACCAGGTCGATTACATTCAGGGACCGCTCGGCAGCGGCAAGACTGTTGCACTGTTATTGAGGGCCATGCGCCATGCGCAAGAACAAAAGCCAAGTCCGATTGACAATATCCGATATTCCCGCTGGGGCATTGTCCGAAATACCTTACCTGATCTCAAGCGTTCAACTGTCAAGACTTGGTTGGAACTTTTTCCAGAGCATATTTACGGCCGCTTTAATGCGGCGCCGGGCTTCATGCAGCATCTCATCAAGTACAACGACATCGTCGCCGAGTTTCATTTCATGTCGCTGGACAAGATCGAGGACGTGAGAAAACTGCGTTCGACCGAGTTCACCGGCATTCTATTCAACGAACTGCCGTTCATGCCGAAGGAATTGTTTGATGAGGCGCATTCGCGGTTGCGCTATCCGCCGGAACGCCATGGCGGCCCGACCTGGTGCGGGGTGATTGCCGACGGCAATGCGCCCGACGAGGATTGTTGGCTCGCCATGATGACGGGTCAAGTGGATCTACCGCCGGGCCTGATGGACGACGAGATCGCGCAATACCATTGGCCGGAGGAATGGGGCTTTTATCGCCAGCCGCCGGCGGTCCTGGAGAAGTTTGACACGCACGGAGTGCTTGTTGGCTATGAAGTAAACCCGTTGACCGAGAACTTGCGCAATCTGCGCGCCGGCTATTATGCCCAGCAACTCGCCGGCAAGTCGCGGGCCTGGATCGAAAGCCGGCTGATGAACCGGGTCGCTCTGGTGGTCGAGGGCGCGCCGGTTTGGCCGATGTTTAGGCGCGAGTTTCATGTGGCGCGGGATCCGTTACGCCCGGTCGCAAACCATGATGTGATTGTCGCGCTTGACTTCGGCCGCGTCTATCCAGCCGCGCTTTTTGCTCAGGAGGTCAATCAGCGCATTTTCGTCCAGTATGAAATACTCGGGTTCAACGAGCCGGCGAGTGTGTTCGCACCGAAGGTGCAGCGTTTTCTCACACAGCA